TGATACTCCATCATCATCATCTTCCTTTGCTTGTATTAGATGTCTAGTTAAAGCATCTAGGTGATCCATACTCTTACTCTTATCCCAATGTAATGGTTTGCCTTTGTGATGTTGGTCATTTCCAATCTTACTCACTCTTGATACTTCCATTAATGCATCAGGAAAGTAATTTATAACTCCAGTCCAAACTGGATAATCTTTTCTACTCATAATTTCTCATTCTATTTTTATTCTTTTCTAATGGTCTTAGATTAGTAAAGTGATTTATTAATTCAAAGTCCTCAACATCATGACATCTAAATAACTCTATCTCATGATCTACTTCCCAATAACCTCCATAATTACTCCAATTCATATTCTGATCAAACTTACTTTCAATGTGTCTTCCCAAATACTCTCTTGTACATCCTAATATTTCTTTATAGCTTTTGTTTACTTTTAAACTTTTCTTTTGTTTAAACTTAGATGCCCTAGACATTAGATTCTTGTACATTCTTTTAACTGGATCTTTCCTTTGATTTCTTACAAAATTTCTATTATATTCTCTGACATGATCTTTATTATCCTCTGCCCATGTCTTATTGTAATTTCTTTTACAGTCCTTACATCTATTATCATATCCATCTTTACTGCTTGTCTTTTTATGAAACTCAGATCTTGGTTTCTCTATCTCACATCTGCAACAAACCTTCATCATCATCTATCCTGCCTTTCCAGTAAATATATAAAATAAAAAGTTAATTGCCATAGCACTCCAAAACACAAACATTGGAAATCCATAACAGAAATACCTGAGTACTCTTTGTTGGAAATCTATGTCTTTCTTTGTAGTCTTTAAATAATATCTAAGATCTTCTCTTTTTATGTAATGTTTCATAATTCTATATTTAAATAATATTGATCTAAATCTGCTTCAGTCATAAACCATTCCTCATAAATCTCTAATGCTCTATAGACTTTTGCAGCTCCTCTCAAATAAAACTCCTCAGTTACTTGTGCATATCCTATATCAAGTGATCCTTTGTCTATAATAATAAAGCCTATATTTTCAGGCTGAATATCCCAAACCTGACCATAGATAAATGCTTGAGCATCATATCCATATTTATCAGCTGAGTACTTCCATCCCTCTATTGAGCTTGTGCTTTTCAGATCATACATTGTTGAGTTGTTTCCTAATATATCTGCCTTAGCTCTAAATGGGAAATCAATTCCTGACTTAGATCTAATTGTATCTACTTCTGCTACTTCAAAATCTGAGTTATTTAGTTTTTCTAATACCATTTCATTTCTAAGTAAAGCATCAGCTAATCTTTCAGCATCATGTTTTTCTTTCATAGTAAACACCTTGCCATGTTCAGCAACTGCCTCTTTATATTTCTTTGTATTCTTTGATTGTACATCTACAAATATCTGCTCTTGGAATATGTGATTCTCTAATACACAAGTATGCACTAACCACCCATCCCTTAATGCTTGAGAACTTGGTGAACCATACTCCATGATATGTTTGTATGTTTTAGGTGAGGATAATAAGTTTTTGATTGCTGATGAACTCAATGCAAACTTTGATAAATATCCATAATAATAATCATCATCATATGCTTTTGTTACCAGTTCTTCTTGGTCATATGTTTTACCATCTAATAGTGTTATTTTTTTCATTCTTCTAATTTTAATTCTAGGTTAATATATAATGTTCTATATGCTACATGATAATTCTTTGAAACTACCATAGCATATAAATCTATGTCTTTAAAATTTACAAGAACATCCTCATACATATTTGGTAACTTATCAAATGTCATAAACATAAAGTTTACCTGATCTATGAATAGTCCTTCAATTTCTTCCTGAGCAGAAAAGTATATACTACTATCCTCTAGGAGTAAATCAACTGACAATTCAATCCTTTTTGCTCTCAGCTTTTCTAGCTCTTTCAATGGCTCTTATTTTATCAGTTCTATACTCATCTATACTTAGCATTAATAAATGCCTATCATTTTGTAATTCATTTACATACAACTCTATGTTTAATACAGCTTCAGTAAACTTCTTTAAGTTTTCATTATCAGGCTGATTAGCTCTCCACTTACTAAGCTGATTATTTACTGTTTCTGAATTAACTAAATACTGTAGATCTTTTAAGTTGTCTAGTTTCTTACTGACTAACTCTCTATCAAAATCTTTTGCTTTAAATGTTGTATTGAAATCTGTGCTTTTCATAAGGTCTAATGTCTTTTTCTTTAACTTTTACTATCTGATCTTTGTTTCCTTCTCTAGTATATAAACAATGATAATCAGATTTGTGTTTACATACATCTTTGAATCTTTTAATATACTTAACTAATTCTAATCTATCATAAAAAATATAAGTATTAATATCTAAATATTCTATTACCATATATTTTGCCTTTCCATATAGAGATCCCTTACCTCCCCAAACATTCTTAATCTCTAACCAAACTGCATCTGTATTCTTATCTCCTTTTAAATCTACTGGAGTATTCTCTCCAACAATAAAATCTACATGATCATACTTATCAACTCTAGCTGATGTTTTTACAGCACCAACTCCTATTTCATTCATGAAGGTTCTAAACTTTTCTTCAGACAAATATCCTTTCTTCCAGTTCCCTTCATTTTCATAGCTACTTGGCTTGAACACCATTAGCAAAAACTTTTTTTAAATCAGCTATCCAGTTGTTTATTACATCAATTTTTTTAGCTCCACCACATCCACAAGGAATATTAAAATTGTGGTTAAAATACTTTGCATGTAATTCATAAACTATCTGAAGATCTTTATCTCCAAATCCAGTTTCCATCACTATTAAAAAATTCTCAAATGATTGGTAATCTATTTCAATCATCTGTTGTTCTAGCATTGTTTTATAACTTTTTAATCCCATCTTTTGTAATTATATATTTATTTAATTCATCTTGCCTTTTATCACAACCACAATCTTTATAACCAAATAATGTAGCTATCTTTTTTGCTATTGTCTTTCCATAACCAAAGGTTATTTTTCTGATAATCAATTCTACTAAATCTCCTAGTTTCATAATCCTATTTTAATTTTTAATAACTTCTTTACTTTAGTGTATGTATTATATAAACTAATATATGTAATTGATGATTTTCTACTCAGCTCACTAATCTTAGTTCCACTTGCTACTATCTCAAATACTCTCTGATCATACCAATGTAATTTTTCAAATTCTTGATTAAACTTCTCCTCCATTTTCTTAAACTCAACCTCTCCTGATCCTTCAATGTTTTGTAATATCTCTGTTCCAATATAATTAACTTTGCTTTGTTTCTTTTTAAGTTGGAGAAACATTGTATAAAGAATCTTCCAAATGTAATAGTAATTAAGATCATCATCTTGTCCTTCTTTTCTATAAATTATATCAGTTCCTTTAACATTACAAATATGATCTAGTTTTATGTACATTTCCATCACTAAATCTTCAGAATAGTATCTGCTCAAACCAAAGCTCTTACAGATATTTATCCATGTGTTATGTTTTTGATATGCCTTCTCCAGTATGTTCATCCATTAAATCTACCATATTATCTCCCTCTATACTAAATCCAACATTATTAATTAGACTTCTTAGTCTTACTGGTGAGTCTAATGTTGTAGGCATCATCCCAGTATCTGTATCTTTTACTTTTCTAACATGTAAATGTGTTACCATCCAATCTAAAGCTGATTGTATATATCTGTGAATTACTATAAAATTATCACATCTATTACCAAACTTTCCACCACCCTCACAATCTGACATCATTGGAGGAACTGGATGTCCTGCATATTCATGATTTGTACTATGCAATCTTCTTAAACTTTCTGTAACTGCATGAACTGATAACCATAATGCTACACCAGTTTTATGGCAGAACATTCTCATATCTGAACATGCTTTATAATCATGCTCATGCATACCTAAAGATCTAGCCATATCTCTATCTTTTTCTAAAGAGTTGTATGGATCTATAAAAAAAGCCTGATAATCCCATGACTTCTTAATATTAGTTCCCAACTCTAATAACTTCTTATAAGTGTATTGTTCATCTATAGATATAAATTTAAAATGAGAGTCCACCCACCTACTTCCTTCTTGTAACTTTTCCTCATCAATCTTGTTGATGGGCATCCCCTCTTTATATTCTATTATTTTTCTAACTATTGAATAAGGTTCATTTTCTGCTGTTAGTAACAGAAATCTAAGATCATGCTTTAATGCATAAAGAAACATTAAGTAAACTACTGTATGAGTTTTACCAACATTACTGTGTCCTAGAAATATATTAAATGTACCTTTTTTAAATCTGAAGTACTGATCAAAACTTTTGATACCTAGACCTAGACCTTCTTTTATTTTGCCACTCCTAATGTCATGGATTTTATTAAGTTGGTCTTTAATGTCTAGTATCATTTATATATTTATTTTAGAAAGGAACTTCATCAAGTTCTCTATCAGGATTGTGATCAGTTGTTGTAACTTTTTTCTCAGGTATAAATTCTGAGAATGGAATGTACAATTTACCATTCTTACTTTTCAAAACATCCATGTTAAGATAACCATTATTTTTTTTATAGAAATCTTTAACATATGGATCTTCAAGAAATTGTGTAAATCTTTCTACACTCAATCTCATTTTTGTTATTACAAAGTCTTTAGGAGATTCCTCTACATAAACACCTGCAACAAAATCAGGTTTTGCCATAATTAAATAGGTTTAGTTAATAATTCTTTATATATAATATTAGCAGCACTAGCAGCTTGATTAATCATCTTCTGTTGTCTAACTGAAAAGATTAATTGCTTACCATTATCATCTGTGTTATTGTCATCATATTTCTGAAAATCCTCAGAGAATATAAACTGGCTAACATTATTCCATGCAACACTTCTAGAAATAGATTCTTGTTGTGTCATTCCTCCTCCTACTGATGCTTTTTGTACTGGTGTATTTTGTACTGGTGCATCTTGAGGTGTCTGTTGTAATTTAGCATAATTTTTCTTCTCATCTAAGGTGTAGTAGATAACATCACCTACTGATCTTTTAAAATCTCCTATAGCTGAAAAGTTTGGAATATCTCCATTAGCTAATTCTACTGTATATTTATTGAAAGTTTGATTACCATTTGACCAACTTCCATTTGGTGTAATTGATTTAATTGTACTAGTTCTCATATTCTTGGATACCATCAAAGGTGTGATTTAAATTATTAATTTGATTCTCTTTTTTTTTTAAAGATGTAAGCTCCATTTTTTGCATCATGATTTCATGATTAAGAGCTTTTGTTAATCTATGTAGATCAATATTCTCCTCAATTTGTTCTCTAAGCTGAGTTCTGAGGTGCTTAACTTCTATGTTAAGAACTGTGATTTTACTGTCTTTAGCAGTATCTTCTTCTCTTTTGTTTTTATATATACTCATTAATTAAATGTTTTTTCTTACATCTAATATAGTAATAATATTATAAACTATTATAGATTTTCTAATAAAGTTTTATAATGTTCTATCATTTCTTGTAATTCATCAGTTGAAAATTTACATGTTTCTCTTGATTTTATTAGAAGTTCAGTAGCTTTGTCTGCATGATATTTATCATTTAAAAACAATGCATATTCATATTGCCTTCCTGCTAAAAATGTATTATCATATGCTGACTGGAGGTGAACATTCTCCTCATCCCATCTTGTACACATAAACCTCCTGCTAATAAAATGACCTGCATGACCTTTACTTTTGTGTATAGTTTTACCTGAGGTACAACATTTACCATATCCTCTATTATCAGTATCTCTTTCTCTTATGTATTCAGAAAAGATCCTATCTAACTTTCTTACTAATGTTTTTCTTTTTGGTTTCTTTGCCATTTGAATAAGGTACAAAAAAAAAGAGACACCTGCTATCACCTAAGTATCTCTTTATTCCATGTTGGATTTGTGTTTCATAAGCATCAAGTTTTATTTATTAAATCTTGTAGTATTTCTACATTGTTTTTATATCCTGATTTTTCTCTACACCAGTAATCAGCATGAGAATACTCCTCAAAACATACAACTATAGTTCCCAAAGCATAACCATCTAAAAATGATTGTACTGCATTAGGAAATGCTAATCTGATTAATACTGTAGCAGGATAATTTCTCTCCATATTGAGATTCATACCATCTTCATTCAAGTATAGACAATTATTGAGGTCTAAATTTAAGACTTGTATGTTACCACCTACTTCTTTTTGTAGAAGTTCTAGTGTTACTTCTTCAAGTTTTCTAGCTAAGTGTTTTACCTTTCCACTTGTATCTATTGAGTACCAGTTTCTTAGGATTCTTTCTGACTTTGTTTTATTATTTGTATTGAATATTGAAAAATTTAAGTTAAATATTTAGTTTGTTAAATTAATAACATGACAATATTACAAACTTATTTACAAACTACCAAATGTTTTTAACAAAAATATTATAATAGTATATATTTAGTGTATTATATATATAATAATTATAATAGAAGTATATTATAATATTAAGTATATATTATTTATATATATATATTAGAGATAAGGAAATGGTAAGTTATTCATCTCAAATAATTGTTGCTTTTTCTGATGAGATCCATCACAATATCCATCTTTATCTGTAGATTTACCACATTGACATTTTACTTTCTTAGTTTCTTCTTTCATTATAGTTTATTTATTTTCTCAAATGATCTACCTCCAAAATAAGCTCCATAAATTAAAAGCATTAGTTGATTTATAATATCTAAATTATAATCTAAGAAGAATCCTGATGCATATACTAATGTAAGAAACACTAATGTTAATGGTCTAACATTTTTT